TTATTGCAAAAAAATTTGGGATATTGCACGTGAAGCATTTTTTCTCATGTCATCATTATAATGAATGTATGTTTTGCTGACAGTTGCGACTGTATCACCAATAAGGGCAGCTACTGTTTTTATATCCACACCATTTGCCAATAAGGTTGTAGCATAAGTATGACGAAATAGATGAATATTAACATTTTCGTTTAAGCCTCTTAGGATATTGACCGGTGTTAAATAGTTTATGTTCCAAAATATTAATCCACTTATATGTAAAGCGGATGCTTGTCTGTAATTTTTGAGTATTTCTAATAATATTATTGGTGCGGGTACTGTTCTATAAGAATTATTTGTTTTTAAAGGTTTTATTAGAATACTGTTATTTGCGTCTCTCGTTAACTGTCTTTCAACAGTAATCGTACCATTAACAAAATTAATATCAGACCATTTTAATCCCATTATTTCACCAAGCCGTAGCCCGGAAAATGCAGCGATACAACAGATAATATATACATTGTTATTCCGCGTTTTAACTCTTTCTAAAATAAAATTTAATCGTTCCCTGGTTAAAGCATTTATTTTTTGTGGACCATTAATTTTTCGTGGTGTTATTTCAACACTTGGATCTTCGATTAATAATTTATAGGGAGAAACCGCTTTTTTGAAAATGTTTTTGATTTTTGCAAGATACATGTTAGCTGTGCTTGCTTTATAATTTAAAGAATTAAATATAACTACAATATCATTATGAGTGATATTGATTAATTTTAAGGTTTCTAAATCAGAGAATGCTTTTATTGCTTGTCGATAGTTTCGTAAAGTATTATAGGCTATATTCCTTTTTATATTGTTTAGGTACATTTCCGTAAATTCACCAAACGTTATACTATCAATACTATTGTCTATATATACCGGTGCATTTGCTTTAACTTCTTCTAATAACTTATCGCCGGCATTCTTAGCTTCTCGCTTAGTCTTAAATCCTTGCTTAGATTTTTGCTTCCAGCGTCCTACATTATCCTTATAGGAGAGTATGACCTGGAAGCCTTTGTCTTTCTCTCTGTAAGTAAAATTGTACTCCATTGCTACCTCCTTACAGTTGGACAAAAATGTCCGTGTACTTATGGTAATTATTTCTACCAGCCTTGTTTGGCTTGAGATCTGCGTGTTTTTTGAGCCTGAGCTAAACGCTCAGAGGATATTTTTTGAGAGGATAACCATAAAAAAACATTAGAATCATATTTGCCTTTATCATGGTAATTAGAAAAAAACATAATCTTACAAACAGGGCCTTCCCAAAAATACATACGTGTAAATGGTTCGTCTGTAAATGGTTCCTCAAACTTTGAAGAACATTCTCCATATAAATCTTCTAAAGCAGCAAGCATTTTTTTCTCGTTATATGATGACATAGCTACAGAATCGCCACTAATGTTAATATGTACACTTTCTAATTGATTATTCCAAAAGGTATATTCTATTGGTGCTACAATAGGGATATTGCTTATAGAATCATTTTCTAAGTAAGTACCGTATGAAATCAATGTTGTACCATCGATCTGTTTGATTAAAGTATTTACTCTATCATCTTTAATTTCATAACTATTAGGATATTTTTCTTTCAATTCTTCTATAGATGCACCCCAACTTAAGCCTCGAAATGATGTTGGCTCATTTGGAAAAGCTAATGCAGCAGAATTTATTGATAACAATAAAATGAAAATTAAAAGAATAAGTTTCGACATTAGAAATACCTTCTTTCTAAAACTGCTCATAAAAAATATCATTTCAATATCCTCAACCTACTGCGTCTTTTTCAAAGGTAGAATTTTCTACAGCCAAAAGAGAATTAATCATAGTTGTTACTGCTTGCTGGTTTTGTTCGTTTAATTGGCGGTAATTTTTTATAAGTGCTTTTTCTGTATTGGTAAAAGTAATAGAATCATTTGATTGATTGTCAACCAATTCTATTATATCCACGTTTAAGTAATTGGCTAGCATTTGTACTTTATCCATACGGGGATATTTCTTCCCATTTAACCAGTCAGATACTGTAGATTGTTTAAAGTTTAATGCTTTTACTATATCGCTTTGATTTTTACCTTTTAAAGCCATAATTTTTTTTAGATTAGTTTTAAATTTTTTGCGCATCTCATCGCTGACCATATAATCACCTCAGTTTCATTATAGCGACAAGCCTTAACTTAAGCAAGCGAAAAGTGTAAAAAAATACGCTTAAAGCGTTGATGAACGCTTTAAGCGGTGGTATAATAAGAAAAAACGAAAGGAGAATAATAATGAAAGTTACTTTAGAGGCAGCACGAGTTAACTCTGGAATGACACAGGAAAAAGCCGCATCGTTGCTTGGGATATCGCGACGTAGCTTACAGAAATATGAATCGTATGAAATGTCACCAAGAGTTGATTTAGCCATAAAAATGAGCAAAATTTATAATTGTGAACTGAGTGATTTTATTTTTTTGAAACAAAACATCGCTTTAAGCGGTGAAAAAGGGGCGTAACAATGTTAGGACTAATGATAGCATTAGCACTTCTTGTTATTGGAAGAATTACTAACAACATAATACTCATAGTAATAGGAATGTGTTTTTGCTTTGTTTTTGGACTGTTTACTTCTTATACGATAGGCGGTTACGAATTGATGTATATATTCGTTCTGTCCATGATTGTTGTTCTTGCGATATTAGGTTTAATAACTCTTGCCCTTCGCTAACACCTTTTCTGGAATAAATGACATTATCTGTTCCCATTCCGGGTAATTGACATTGACCAGGACGATAGTCAGTTTCTACAGTAATTTTTAGTGAAGATTTTACAAATGTTATCCATTGACCATATTGGGCAGCGATATCTGGTAGAACTTTTGCTATTTCAACTTTGTGTTCATCCCAAAATTTAGTTTGAAAATTTTTACTGTAAAGATTGTCGAGTAGATAATTTAAGTCTTCTTCAAGTAATATACAAAAGGCTTTTCTCAATTTTTTTTGATGATAAGCTAATTTAATTGCATCAAAACCAAACCCAAAAAATGCACCAATGAAAAGTAAGATTACTGAATAAGTAAAATTTTGTTGTACGTAAGTTTGAAAATCACCCACAAAATCACCTCCTTCCTACAATCATTATAAGAAGGAGCAGGTTCTTTTACAACACAAAAAGAAACACCCGCCGCACCGTGGAAAGTTTAGCGAGTGTTTCTTGAACCCAGCCGAAGCCGGTGAGAAAAGTATAGCACACTTCGGCTGGTATATCAACTTTGAAAGAGGGATATACCATGAACAAGAAAGATGAAGCTTTGGCAAAGTTTGTCGAAGTGGTAAAGAATTTAAGTTCTAAAGAGTTTGAAGAAAAGTATGTTAAGGAGGATATACCGGTGAGTAAATTACTAATTCGGACAAAAGGAGTTTGGAAAGGGAATCTAAAGGTTATAAATGATAATAATGAGATATCTCAATACCATGACGGAGACTGCAATATAGCGATACATTCAGCAATTGATGGAACAAAGAAAATACATTTCCATATGGATAAAGTAAAGACTGATGATTTTGGTATTGATATAGAGATTGAGCCCCAATAATTTTTAATTAGGAGTGAGGAACAATGATTGTAGAATGTCCACACGTTGGAATAAGAGAGCTGTCTGAGGCGTGGGGAGTTAGTGCAAGGACAGTAAAAGAATGGCTTGCTAGTGCAGGTATTAAAACAGTAGTACGTGGTCGGTATCGTGTATCAGATGTTACGAGATATGCCGATCAGTACGGTAAACCGAAACTTTCTAATCGAGAGCGATTAGAGGTAATGCAGCTACAAAAAGCCTTAGATAACGCTAACGCTGAAATAGCAGAACTGCAAGAATGTCTGTTGAAAGTGTCAGGAGTAACAGCTGACGCTGTTCAAAAGATAGTTAGGCAGATGAAAAAAGAAACTGAAATAGTAGAAATGAGGCAGAGCAGATGAAAGCACTAATCAAAGTAGCAGGAACAGCAGTAGTGATGAAAGAGAGTATTAAGGAGCAGCCTTGTGTATGGGCTTTAACTGCTTTATCTATAGCAACAGTAGTTAAGCTGATATATGACATTGGTTACGCTATGGGGCAGGTGGCAGGATTATGATTAGAGATTTTACCGTAGCAACAACAGCAATATTTGTCGGAACATACATTGCTATTATGGCTGCTGTAGTGACAGTAGGGGTGTTGAGATGAGCGAAGGAGGAATAGTTTATGTTTAATAACAAAGTAGCACCGGATGATTATCAAAGCTTGAGAGAATGTTTTTTTAACTTTGCTTCTGCGAATGAATTAACGATAAATGAAGCTGGTGATGTTTTAGAAAGACTGGCAGAGGATTTACAAAATCAGGTTTGTAGCGGGAAATATGGTTTGTCAGAAGGGTGCTGCGGAGAGACTGACAATAAAAACTGGCTTGCCGATTTAGCAAACTGGATGAGTAATGAGCCCAGTATTAATTGTCCGTAAAGGAGGGCAGAAAATGAACTGTGAAGTATCTGATTTAGTTTAGGAGGAGTGATTATGATAAAGCAAAAGAAAAAGAGCTACCGAAGTAGCAGCTTCGATAGCTCAGGTGGACTGTAAATTTTACGAGGTTTAGCGTCCACCTTCATTTTAGCAGAGCGAAGGTGATTTGTAAATGGATAATTTATTGCAGGAAAAGATTGAACGCCTAAACAGGGCAGTAGCAATCGTTGACAAGATGAAATTAAAGGTGTCGGTGAGACTATCGCCAGTACCGGTCGTTATATGTGCGCATTGTGGATGTAGAGTGCCAATAGAGGATACACGCTGTAGATGCGGCGGTCAAACTTTTAGAGAGTTTTAGGAGGACGTAGAAATGAATGAGAAAGAAAAGTTAGCGGCCTTTCGTGCGCTTCAGCAAGCATACGGTGAGCCTAAAGTAACCGCAAAGCAGGCTGTTAAATTGCTTAGACGTGCAGAACGGTGTAAAGGGAGGAATAAGTAATGTTTAAAAAAGCAGAACGTAAAAGAAGCTATGTAAAAATTGCTTTGTGTGGTGTATCTGGAAGCGGTAAGACATATTCCGCATTATTGATGGCACAAGGGTTAGGCGAAAAGATAGCTATGATTGATACGGAAAATGGTAGCGGCGAATTATATTCTGATTTGTGTGAGTATGATGTGGCACAACTTGTCCCCCCATTTTCTCCTAATAAATTTATTAGTGCGATTAAAGAAGCTGAAGATGCTGGATATGGTGTGTTAATAATTGACAGTTTATCTCATGCTTGGTCTGGTCAAGGCGGTATTTTGGAAATGATTGATAAGAAAACTGCTGCTAGTAGAAGTGGAAATAGCTTCGTTGCATGGCGTGATGTAACTCCGGAGCATAACAAACTTGTAGATGCTATACTGCAATGCCAGATGCATGTAATCGTAACCATGAGATCAAAAACGGCCTATGAAATGCAGAATGACGAAAAAGGTAAAAAGACACCTGTAAAAGTAGGTTTGGCACCTATACAACGTGAGGGAATGGAATATGAATTCACTCTTGTTTTTAATATAGAGCGTGAAAAACATTATGCGCTTGTTAGCAAGGACCGTACAGGTCTCTTTAAAGACACGATTGATGTTATCACTCCTGCTACTGGTGAGTTAATCCAAAAATGGATAGATGAAGGTATAGAAGCTCCCGCTCCGTGGGTAAAGTTTGAGGAAGAAAAATGCTTTGTCAAAGGGAAAGAAGGTTGGATGCCAGTAGAAGAAATGAGCATAGACGGATTACGTTTTATTTTAAGTAAGCGTCAATACCAGAATGCCCATACTGCAGCTAAAGCGTGTCTTGATGAAATAACAGCAGCAGAAGAGGCAATGGAATGAAAACCACGGTAAAAGATTTAGTTGTATTAAGGGGTACTGAAGGTATTGGTTTAATGGTATCGGTGCCCTTTAGAGAAGCAGAAGACGTTCAGAAGCTTCAAGAATCGATTAGACGAGGGAAAACCCTTGAGGTAGAAATAAAACCGCTCTCAAAGGCGCGAACGCTGTCAGCTAATAATTATTGCTGGCACTTATGCGATGAAATAGCTAAAAAGTTGTCGCAGGAAAAGGTTTACTACAGTAAAGAGGACGTGTATAGGGAAGCAATAAAAGATTGCGGGCCTTACAGAAACTATCATTTTATGGATAAAGAATCGCTGGAGTATATGATTAAAGGCTGGACTGCCGGTAGAGTTGGGCGAATTGTCATAGTAACTGGCGATTACGAAGCTGATTTTTATCTTGGCAGCAGGGAGTATAACCGTGAACAAATGTCACGGCTTATTGATTGCCTTCTGGCTATGGCAGAAGAGCAGGGCGTTAAGCTGAGACCTAGAGCTGACATCGAAGAAATGCTGAATAAATGGGGCAATAAAGATGATTCCAAAAGTAAAGCGGATACGGCTTAAAGGTGTCGCGCTTAAAAAACTTTGTGAAGCAGTATACGACCGTGATAGTGGGTTGTGTGTAAATTGTAGCCGCTTTGTGGAACCTGGTGTAAAACCTCACCACGAGCCGCTAAAGTCACAAGGTGGACAGGATAGGCTTGAAGATATGGCAATGCTTTGTAATGACTGTCATTACCTGCGCCACAATGCCGCCGAGGGCGTTGTAATTGGGCAAAAGGTAAAAGCGTATTTATCTACAAAATATGACCATCAGGAGTAAAGTGCTATGAATACTGGGTTTATTGCTTTACATCGAAAATTGTTAGATAGTCCGATTTGGCAGGTTACGACAGTTGAGCAAAAAGTAATTTTAATCACTCTGCTTTTAATGGCAAATCACAGTGAAAAAAAGTGGTATTGGCAGGGAGAAGAATTTATTTGCCAACCGGGACAATTTATAACCAGCTTGCCTAATATCGTAAAAGCTTGTGGAAATGGACTAACAGTCCAAAATGTAAGGACTGCGTTAAAAAAGTTTGAAAATATGAATTTTTTAACAGACCAATCAACAAAGACTGGAAGGCTGATAACTATAGTAAACTGGCAGGTTTATCAAGGAAAAAGGGAAGTCGATAACAGACGACCTAACAGTCAGCTAACAGACGGTCAACAGACACCTAACAGACAATCTAACAGTCAGCTAACATCTAACAATAATGATAATAATATAACAATGATAAACAATGATAATAATAATAACGCGCACGCACGCGAGCAAACCAAAAATAGATTAGAGGTTAACGAAAAAGAAAAAGGTTTTGAATTATTTTGGGAATTATATCCGTCGAAAAGGAAAAAGCCTGTTGCAAGAATAGCATGGATGAATATGCGTGTACACTCTGAAGAACAGTATGCATTGATTAATGCTGCTGTTGAGCGATACAAAAAAACTAATCAGTGGCAGGAGGAGAACGGAAGGTACATACCTGATCCTGATACTTTTTTGCAGGATGAACGTTGGACGGATGAAATCAAATTGTCTGAAGCAGTGCAAGCTGCTGACAGGGAAGCACAAGAGAAAGACGAATGGATTGCAAAAAATAAGGAGCGCTGGGCAGCGATACCTCCAGAGAAAAGAAAATACAGACTGGCTTGTTTTATGGGGCTGGACTGGGAGGAAGTGAGGGATATGCCGTATGTTGGAACTTAGAGAGATAACGGCAGCGTATGAAGTGTGGCAGGCGGCGGGATTAAAGCCAAACTGGGGAAGCGAAGATGCAAAAAAAACTATCGAAAGGCAAACTCTGGAGCGTTATAAATACACAGACATTGAGATGTGGGGCGATACTGTTGATTATATCGCTGATAATAATAAATATTGGCCAACATGGGCAGATATTAATAATACTTTATCAATCCTACGACAAAATAAAATTGGTGCAGAGAAGAAGGCTATTGAGCGTAATTCTAAAGCGGCAAATGAGTTTGTTAAAAAGTTGTTTGCTGATCTTGCTGCCGGTAAAACATTTGGCGAACTACGGCAGCCAGTGAGCGATAAAGTTAGAGCTGCAGCAAAGAGGATTTTCCCTGATGCTGACGATAGCTTTATAAAGCGTAATTACAACGATATCAGCTTTATCGCAGACGTCGAACGAAAATGCGCTGAATGTATTAACACTGTTGATTGCCCATACAGCGGACATCAACCGTTTTTGAGAGTAGACAAAGAAAGTGGATTTACTTATGTGTTTGCTGATCGTGAGCGGTGTTATAAATATCATCCGTTAGTGCCTGATGTAGTACCAAAACGGTCAGCATGTCGTCAAGGTGATTTAGCTAAAGTTTAAAGGAGCGGTAACTATGAAAAAGTATGAGTTGACAGCAGAGTTTATAGAAAAATGGGGCAAGAAATTATTTAGGATTAAGGCTTTAATTAGCTTTGGAAGTGTTGAAGCTGGTGAACTTGGTGGATATGTGGAAAAAGAAGATAACTTAGCGCAAAATGGCAACGCTTGGGTGTGCGACGACGCTGAGGTGTACGGCAACGCTAGGGTGTTCGGCAGCGCTAGGGTGTGCGGCGACGCTAGGGTGTTCGGCAACGCTAGGGTGTGCGGCAACGCTTGGGTGTGCGGCAACGCTTGGGTGTGCGGCAACGCTGACTATTTATTGATCGGTCGCATTGGTAGTAGATTTAGTTTTACGACATTTTTCAAAAATAAAGACAAAGGTATAACAGTGTCTTGTGGTTGTTTCTTAGGGACTATTGCCGAATTTAGAGCTAAGGTTACCGATACACATGGAAATAATAAGCACGCAAAAATGTATAACCTTGCTGCAGATATGGCAGAGTTACAGATTTTAGGCGAAGAACATTTTGACAAACTGAACACTAATAAGTCAGAACCATTTTGAGGTGAGATCATGAATTGCGATATATGCCATAAGGAAACGATGTCGGGTAGCCATATAACCAGAGGAAATAGATTTGAGGTGCGTATTTGTCCGAACTGCTTGATGTGGTCGGATGACCAACGAGCCGTAATAGCACGGGAAACATTCAGTAAACTCAAGGTTTTACGAGAAAAGGAAGATATTAGCATAAGCAATGAATAGGGTGGGGAATTTTATGAATAAAATCATATGCGGCGATGCACTTGACGTTTTTGGAGAAGCAGCAGAAGCAGATATACCGATAAATTTATTTTAGTTAAAACGGCTGCCCAGCTACTGCCTCGGCACTATATACAAGCAATGTGGCGCAAAAGGGAAGTATACCTGTGAAATGGCCTTACCACAGGGGGCGGCCTTTTAAATATAAGATTGGAGTGGTAAGGCATGAAGCAATACTGTCGTTATTGTAGTAACTGTATGGATGCAGGCGATATTTATTATTGTGACGCTAAAGCAATTCCGAACACAAGCATAAATGCTATATTGCCAATAGAAAAATTAAAGCGTGTCAATAAATGCAAAGATTTTTGCTTTTGTGCAGTAGATGTGTTAGATCCGATAGGGAATAGACGATATAAACCGCGACGTCCATCTGTTCTGAAAAGAAAAATGTTAGAAGAAACCTTGTTCAAATAAAGGAGAACAGTGAATGAAACCAATCAATATAAAAGCCATGATGGCAATGATTAAAGATGAGCCAGAGGATAAATATATACCGGTATTAAAGCCAGTACTTATGCAGATACTGACTGAACTCAAACATCTGCGTCGGAAAAATAGTCAGCTCGGCGGTAAAAATGCCCGGTTAAGGCGAGAGAAGAAAGCTCTAGAAATTATGTTATCGGCGGTAGTAATAAATGACGACATGGAATGAACTGCCGGCACACCTTGTAAGTAAAATACGTTCTGATAGCGTAACAGCGCCGGCGAATTTACCCGGGGCTGTACCTGCGCTGAAATATGGTAATGCAATAACTGAGGTTGACGGGATTCGCTTTGATAGTAGGAAAGAAGCAAAATACTATGAGGACCTACTTTGGCAGCAGCGTACTGGTGCAGTAAAAAGCATTGAATTACAGCCTGAATTCGTTTTACAGCCCGGCTACGAGGTCGCAGGTAAAAAGATAAGGCCGATTATTTACAAGGCAGATTTCAAGGTAACAGAAGCTGACGGGCATATATATTACGTCGACACAAAAGGGATGCGGACGCAGGTGTATATGATCAAAAAGAAGATGCTGCTATATCGTTACCCGGACATTGACTTTAGAGAAGTTTAAGGCGGTGGAGTAGTGGACAAAATTAAAAGTCTTGTAGGTATGGTATCAAAAAAGAAGTTTTTTTCGGCCTGCAAATGCTATAAAGATAATAGATATGGCATTAATTACGTTCGCCCACAACTTATTATAGACGAAGAAAGTCATTTAATATTTTGCGACCGATGCGGTGCTATTGTAGATCCGTTTGCAGCAATGGTCATAGTCGCGGATTTTGAAAAACAACAACAACGCGAATGGGACAGATATATGGATGCAGCCCGACGTTTTTGGCGCATAGCGCATAGCTACAAACCATACAGAGTTGCAATTAAAGAAATGGAAAAGAATATGGGGCGTGGCGAGAACACTATGTTGCCCTGCTGTCCAAACTGCAAAAAAGCATTTGATCCTGCAAAAATTGATGAATATGTCAATAAAAAATATGTATGTGACTAAGGTGGTGGAGTAGATGAAAAAACCTGAAATAAAGTATGAAAGTTGGTGCCATGAGTGTAAATGCCTAGGAAGTTTTATTTGTGGCAACTGTAACCCTAATGAGAAATACAGTTTTGGTAGACCTTCTGAATTTATGCCTAAGGACAAAAACCGTTGGGTAAGAATGTAGGAGTAAAAAATGAAATACTTAGACTATTGTTATTTATGCATTAATAATAGAAAGGCCAGTGAGTTGAGCGAAAACCCAGAATGTAGTAACTGTATTCAGCTTACTGTTATATCTATGCCAACTAAGTTTAAATCGCGTAGGATTACTTGGGCTGACAGAACGGAGCTAGAAATACATGAAAACAATTAAATTGGCTAACGTAGTAGTACAGATACACGTTAGAGATGAATATTCAGGGCAGAGAGTACTATATTGTCCGTGGGTTAATTGCAAGCATTATAGTAATGGTGAATGCACTTATAAAGATAGTTATGGCTGTAATTGCTGTCGCTTTGTATTAATGAATGGACAAACTTATTGCCAAGGCTATGAGAGGGATGAAGATCATGATAGCAATTAAAGGAATGGATATGCCTGCAAACTGCGGTGAATGCCCATTGACATATCCAGTTGGCTTTTATAGGAATCTACCATTTTCTGTTGATAAGAGCAAAGGCTGCTGTATTCTTGTCTGTGAAATTGAAGATCCAAACATTAGGCTGATAGATTGTCCATTAATTGAAATAAAGGAGCATGAAGAAAAATGACAAAGAAAGAATTGATAGAGCTGATAGAAAAATACCCGGACGACGCAATTATCTCTTGTTTGGGAAGATTTTCAGGAGACTTGTTGATTTTTCGGGCGAATGACGTAATTTTTAACAAATATAAGAATGAAATTTGCATTGTAAGAAATTGAGAAAGGTGAAGAAATATGACTAAATTAAAACCTTGTCCGTTCTGCGGTAGCAAAGCTAAGATGGAAAGAACGCCAATTAATCCTTATTATTATGTGATCTGTACAAATCTAGAATGTGACGCAACTGTTGGGAGATTTCAGCCAACAGAAGAAGAAGCTGTAGTAGTATGGAACAGACGGGACGGCGAAGAAAAATGAATCAATTGTTTATAAGTGTTACGGTGCTTTGGATGATAGCTTGCATTGTAATGAGTACAATATCTAAATAGGAGCGTGAAAAAATGTATGAAATAGGACCGAATTTATCAATGGTATTAATGGCTATATTGACCGTAGTTTTTATAGCTGTTTTTGGATATTTTGGCACAAGAAGGTGAAGAAAAATGCGTGAAATATTATTTAGAGGTAAAGACAGTATCACTAAAAGTTGGGTATATGGGGCACTTGTACAACAACAGGACGACCCTTTAAAAGAAAAAGCGTTTATTATTAGTTATTCAAATTATCAGTTTGGTGATTTTTCAGAAGCGGTTATGCATGAAGTTGACCCTGAAACTGTTGGTCAGTGTACTGGGTTTGGTGATAAGAACGGCAACAAGATATTTGAAGGCGATATCGTCTGTATGGACGATTGGATACCACCATGTATGCAGGTAGCTTATGCAAAGGGAGCTTTCTACTTAGCGGAAATTGAAAAACCAGTTAAATATTATGGTGACATTTATTATTTAACCTATGGTGGGAAACCTTGTGCAAAAGTTATCGGCAATATCTATGATGATTTGAGCTACTAAAGGAGCGGTGAATAAAAATGGAAGAAGAACAATGCCCTTGTGATGATTGTGACGCTACCTGTGATTACTGGGACAGTAAATATTGTTGTAGGCGTTGTCAGTGGCTACATGGTGAAGTTGAACCTGACTGTGAGAATTGTGACCCGATGGATATTTGAACAAGGAGAGGAGATAACATGAATAAAGTAGTTTTGTTAGGTAGATTAACGTCTGATCCTACTGTACGGTATACACAGACGGGTAAAGTAGTAGCTCAATTTATATTAGCAGTAGACAGACCATTTAAAGACGCACAAGGGAATAAGGAAACAGACTTTATCCCTGTAGTGTTATGGGGAAAGGCCGCCGAACTGGTAGGTAATAGCTGTCAGAAAGGACACAGGCTGATTGTAGAGGGCAGAATACAGATACGTAACTATGAGGCTAAGGACGGCAGTAAACGCTGGGTAACGGAAATAATCGCAAATGGTGTGGAGTTTGTAGAGCGAAAATCTGATAAAGGCGGTACAAGCGGCGATAAAAGCGAGTTTGAGCAGTTCGGGCATGCTGTACCGTTCGATGAGGATATCCCATTCTAATGAAAACTAAAACAGCAATAGCAATCGGTGTAGCCATTGGCATTATAACAGGTATAGCAATAGGTGTGGGCAGTGAGATAGGACAATATATAGTATGGACTATGATAATGCGGTAGAAGGAGCTGAAAACGTGATAGATTGTGAAAAATGTTATAGGCTGAAAAGTTGTGGGGACAGATATTATTGTGCGTTTATAAGCTTAAATCCTTGTATTAGAGGAGAACATACACCAGTACAAGAGTATAAAGGTGCAGCAAATCCGCTAACATCGACAGATCCACGTTTAGCTCATTTACAAGAGCAGCAACGTAGGCGTGAGGAAGCTAGGGCAGGGAAAGAAACAGACGCGGGAAAAGAGCAATACAAGCCGCACAAAACTATGAAAGTAGTATTTAGGGATATCATGGATAAACACGGTGGGATTCCGATATTTCAACCGCTTGGAAATTCGGCATCGTCTAAAGCGTTTGACTGGAGCGGTGTGCATACAATAATTTTTGAAATGGGGTTTGCTGGGTGGGGTGTTCCGGCGATTGCTCAAAAGCTGAATGTGAGCAAAAATACGCTATATTCATACATCGGTAGATACAGGGGGTAGCAGATGACCATAGAGGAGATAAAGGCAAAGCTAAAAAGATATCGTTTTATTGCAGGAGAAATTAGTGACTTGCTAGATGAGCGGGAGCGCCTTCGGTCGCTTGCGGAAAAGATTATACCTTCATTGTCCTTTGCTCCTGTACATGGCGCAAATACGGATAAAATGGCACCTGTGATTGCCAATCTCATTGAGGTGGAGCGATATATCGAAAAACGCAGCAAAGAGCTTCTGCGAGCAAGGGTGGAAGCAGAGCAGCTAATCGACAGACTGTCCGACGAAAGGCACAGGGCAGTATTAAAAAGTTATTATTTTTCAAGGCGAAATTGGCAAGACGTTGCGGATGCTTTGCACTATGACAAAAGATCAGTGCTTCGATTTCACGGATGGGCATTATTGGAAATGGTAAAGATGTCATAGAATGTCACCCCTAACCCATGATAAAATATAAGATGTAAAATAATGTTAATAGGATTTACACTCATTTAAGGTATCACCAATAGCACCAGCTCCTGCGGCCGGAGTGATCAAAAGGCCGCACATTAAATTTATAACGCATACGCAGTAACCCGCTCATTATCCGAGCAAGTGGCAAACCGTATGTTATATATTTGCTATGGCGTTACTGTATGAAGGCATATGATAGCTGCAATTTATCGTATGAATGATGCGGATAACTACCCATAGCCCCTACCGTGCGGCTAGCAGCAGTCGCATTGGTAGTGTCAAAACATCGCATGGAAGCCTAGTAACGGGATAACATGCAAAGGTGAAATGTTCAAGTTTAGCACTTGGACACTGCCCGTGTAGCTCAGATGGCAAGAGCGATTGACTTTTAATCAGTGGTCGCAGGTTCGAGCCCTGCCACGGGTACGGCATAGATGGGGAACACCTATCCACGCTTAAAGGTGCGTGTGTTGTTTGGGTAATCCGGCAACTGCCAGCCCTGCCGTTGGGGTAATACAGCGGCTTATTTAATTACTGTTTAATCTGCATGAATAATTCAACGTTAAAAATGCGTTAAAACACGGCGATATATATCAAAAATTAGCATATAAGTTAATATTATGGCACTTAACTTCGGTTAGGTGCTTTTTTATTTAAGGTGGTGAGAGATATGGCAGGCGGCAGACCGTCAGAGTTTAACAAAAAATGGAATAACGAAGATGGATTACTGCGCATTGCTGGCTGGGCAAGAAACGGACTAACGAACGAGCAGATCGCCGACAACATGGGTATAGGCTTATCAACACTATACGAATGGCAGAAGCGTTACACGGAGTTTGCGGACGCCTTAAAAAACAGTAAGGAAGTCGTAGACCTTCATGTAGAAAACGCGCTCCACAAAAGAGCGATAGGTTATACGTACGTCGAGTGTACAGAATTGTTAGACAGGGAAACGGGTAAGCTGGTACTAGTTAAACGTGTTACTAAACATATGCCCGGCGACACAACGGCACAGATATTCTGGTTGAAGAACAGAAAGCCGGATGATTGGCGCGACGTCAAGCGAACGGATACCGACGATGAAAGATTACTGGAGAAAGTTGACGCGTTACTGTCAGGGATACCGCAAAAGCTAACTGGTGACAACAATGAAACTGACGATTAAGCAGCAGGAGTATTTAAACAACGCTACCCGCCGCTGGAACGTAAAGAGTGGAGCGACACGCAGCGGAAAAACTTACCTGGACATAATGGCCGTAATACCGCTGCGAACTCGTCACGTGCAAGGCAAGCCGGGGTTAACAGTGTTTTTAGGCAATACCAGGGGAACACTACAGCGTAACATAATTGAGCCGTTGCAGTCATTGTATAGCAGTAGGCTAGTTGGTGATATAGGAGCAGACAACACTGCAAGGATATTTGGAGAGAAGGTTTACTGCTTGGGGGCTGACAAGGTAACACAGGTGGATAGACTGCGTGGCAGCAGCATTAAATATGCTTACTGCGATGAGGTGGTGACCTATAATAACGAGGTTTTCGAGATGTTAAAATCTCGGCTAGATAAGCCGTATAGCAGATGTGACCTAACCTGTAACCCTGACAGCCCTATGCATTGGTTTAAAAAGTTTATGGACAGTGACGCAGATATATACTTGCAAGAGTACAGTATCGATGATAATGATTTTTTACCGAGCGATTTTGTCGAAAACTTAAAAAAAGAGTACACAGGAACAGTGTGGTATGACAGATATATCCTTGGCAAGTGGGTGCTGGCCGAAGGGTTGATTTATCCGATGTTTAGCACAAACAGACACGTTAAGCAAGTGACCCCAAAGTGTGACCGTCATTATATATTTATCGACTACGGCACGCAGAACCCATTTGCTGCCCTACTTTTCGGTGTGCGGAGAGAGTTAGGCGTAGACGTCGCTTATCTTATCAAAGAGTATTACTACAGCGGGAGAGCAAACAATCGCCAGCTTACGGATGATGATTATTACAATGAGCTGGTAAGGTTGGCCGACGGATATGACATTGATTATATCGGTATAGATCCATCCGCTGCTAGTATGATCGCAACGATTAAAAAGCATGGGCAGTTTTCGGCTAAGAAAGCCAAAAATGATGTACTGAATGGTATTAGATCCGTCGCAAGTTTAATCGCGCAGGAACGGCTTTATGTACACATTTCGTGCAAAAACACAATAGCAGAGTTTCAGAGCTATTTGTGGGATACCAAAAGCACCGAAGATCGCCCGGTAAAAGATAATGACCACGCAATGGACGCGCTAAGATATTTTGTTAACACAGCAATGGCGCAAAGCAATTTTGTATTAATAGGGGGTTAAGTATGGATTTATCATTAATAGACACGCTAAAGCGCAACGCTCCGCTAAGTGATAGCCAAATAGTCAAACTCGAAATTAAAGAATTTATCGAAAGTGAGCGTTATAAAAATATGCTTGCTGGCGCAAGATATTACGCTGGTAAGCATGATATTTTAGATACCAAACGTATGGCTATTGGCAAAGATGGGCTGCTGACAGAGGTTAAAAATGTTGCTAACAACAAAATAGTACATACGTTTGCAACAGAGTTGATAGATCAAAAAATCCAATATTTGCTGGGTCGTGAGTTTAGCGTTAAGGGTCTGGACCAAACAAAAGATGATATTTTACAAAGTGTCTTTGATACTAAGGCCCGCAGTCAAATAACGGCCTGTGCTACTGGTGCAATAAAATGCGGCATTGGCTGGATGTACATTTACCCGGAAAAAGGTCAGTTAAAGTTTAAAGTTATAGACGCAAAGCAAATAATCCCACTTTGGGGAGATGATGAGCATACAGACTTGCAAGCTTTGATCAGATTTTACACGCAAGTCGAGTTCGAAGCAGCGCAGAAGCGTTTCGTCACATATGCGGAATTTTGGCAGGCTGACGGCGTACAGCTTTATAAGTACCAGCAGACGGCGTCAAGCGTTGAAATGATCGCGCAGAACTATAACAGCAATCTTATAGCGGTAGGCGAAAAGGCCGCTATGCTGCAGGACGCTGATGGTAATCTGCATGATTGGGAGCGGTTGCCGTTTGTGCCGATAAAATATAACGATAGCGAAACTCCTTTGATTAGCCGAATAAAAAGCTTGATTGATGCCTACGACAAAGGAGTATCAAACAATGGAAACGCGCTAGAGGATGCAGGCAACAAGATTATTAAAGTAAAAAATTATGGCGGTAGTGGCAAAGATAGCGACCAGTTAGGTAGATTGCGCCAAACAGTAAACGCTTACCGCTTGATAATGGTTAACGATGACGGCGACGCAGACACAATTGATGACAGCGTAGACGTTAGCAACTCTGACACTTATTTAGACCGCTTGCGCCGTAATATATACGCGTTTGGCCGTGGCGTTGATCCTGATCAGGCTATGGGTGCTAATGCGTCAGCAGAAGCCAGACAGTATATGTATGCCCCGCTTGACTTGGACTGCAACGGGTTAGAAAAAGGAGTCAGAAACTGCATTGATGGTATATGTTGGTTTATTGACAAGTATTATAGTGTATCTGGGGACGTTGAGATAACCTTTAACAGAGATATCCTCATCAACGAGCAGTCCGCAATTGATATGTGCCTAAAAGCTCAGTCTATAGAGGGGATTTCAACCGAAACAATATTGTCAAATATGCCTTGGGTTAAAGATGTGGCTGCCGAAATTGATAAGTATAAATCAGAGCAGGGCGATATTTACAATAATTTAGATGGTGACCCAAATGCGGCGCAGTGATGAATATTGGGCAAAGCGATTGCTTTCTGCTGGAGATAGACGCCTAACCCCAGCAGAGCGCAAGCTAAAAGAGATATACGTCAATGCTACAGCGAAGATAAAAAAAGAAATTGAAGCTTATATAGGCCGCTATGGTACTGATGACATATACGCCTTGTTAAGCAAAGCGCAAACGCTATCACAGCAAAAATTTGCCGCTACGGCATATGCTGACTCAGATAAGAAGAATTATCCCTCTTGGTTCAAAAGAATCGCTTATCGTCAATCTAGAAAAACGAAAATAACACGCGTTGACAAACTGATGTTTGAAATTGATTTGATATTGTCACAAGCTTCTGCGCGAGAAGTTGAAACGTTAGCAGACCTTTTGAGCAAAGTATATTCTGACGGTTATAACAGCGGGGCTTACAATTCGGCAATTGAAAGCGGACGCACAAGAGTTATTAGCAAACCTAAAATTGACGCAATTAAAAGGGCAATTGATAGCCGCTGGCTGGATGGTAATTTCAAAACTCGGTCCGCCGATAATGCGGAAAGTGTTTCGAAAGCATTGCAAAAAGATATCCCCAGCGGGCTTATTTTGGGGAGAAATCCTAAAGAGATAGCTACCATGATAAATAAGCGCACAGGCGCAGGCTATAAAAACGCATTACGGCTGGCGAGAACAGAAGTATCACACGTTTTAAACGATGCCAATTTTCAAGCTATGGAAGACAACGACATTGAAAGGTATGTGTATACGGCCGTACTTGACTTTAAGACCAGTGAAATATGCCGAGATTTAGACGGTAAAGACTTCGCGCTGAAAGACAAGCGACAGGGGATAAACGCCCCGCCTATGCACCCTAATTGTAGATCTACAACTGTACCGATGGTTGATGATCGGGGCGAACGGCTTGCAAAGGATAAAAACGGGAAATACTTTTATGTGCCTGAAAATATGACTTATAAAGAATATGCAGAAAAATATTTAAGTTAAAGCCACCCAAAAGGGTGTTTTTATTTTCAGTCCGGCGGGACTATAACCGCTAATCTGACAGGTACTGACCTGTATAAAAAAGTATGGAGGGTTTAACAATGGATATTTTGGAAAAATTAAAAGAGCTGGGGTTTGATATTCCGGCAGAAAAAAAGGAGGACTTCAACAAATATTTCAGAGAAAACTACAAATCAAAAGCCGAAATTGATGGTTTGAAAGAAAATCATGTTAAAGAACTGCAAACGGCGAAAGACGCCGCCAAAGCTTTACAGGAGCAACTGAAAGGGTTTGAAGGTATTGACGTTAAGGCACTGCAGGCTGCTGTAAAGGCAAGCGAGGAAAAATACAATCAGGATATTGCCGAACTACGAAAAAATGCAGCTATTGATGTTGCACTGGCAGGCAGTGGCGCGAAAGATGCGAAACTGGTTAAAGCTTTGCTTGACAGCAATGCTGTAAAGGTAGACGGGGAAAATATTAGCGGTTTGAGCGAACAACTCGAAAAAATCAAAACGTCTCATGATTACCTTTTTTCGGCAGCGCAAAAGCCTGACGGAATGAAACCGCACTCACCTGGTAACCAAGATGATAAGAACGGTGATGCGGAACTTGCGGCTATTAGAATGGGCGCAGGGTTGGAATAACAAAAATAAAAATGGAGAGTGATTAAACAATGGCAAACAACATTGCATTAGCAAACAAATTTTTACCTATTCTTGACGAAATCTATAAAAAAGGCGCAGCTACTAGCGTGTTTGACGCTAGAGTTATGACCAATGCTTTTACGGGTGTAAACGAAATTAAAGTGTTGAAAGTCGGTACTGTTGGGTTGGGTAACTACTCCCGCGATACAGGCTATCCTAAAGCAACAGTTACAGCAGCATGGGAAACCATGAAGCTGACAATTGAGCGCGGCAGAGAGTTTTCAGTCGACCGCATGGATGATGAGGAAACACTTGGAATGACCTTTGGCGCTGTTGTCGGTGGCTACCAGCGTGAGCATGTTGTGCCGGAGCTTGATGCTTATCGCTTTGCTAAATACGCAAGTGCAAGCGGTATTTTAAAAGCAAGTCCTGCTACTTTGACTAAAGAAACAATTATTGGAGCGATTGATGATGCAGTAGCAAAAATGGATGAAGCGGAAGTCCCGCGTACTGAACGTGTGTTGAATATCAGTACTGCGCTTCAGCCGATGCTTAATTCTGCTTTAGCTCGTCAGTGGGGTAGTGACGGAACTGTAAACACAATTTTGAGCGGCTATAACGATATGCCGATTAATTGGGTTGTTCCTGGTCGCTTCTATACTGGCATTACTCTTAATGATGGTTCTTCCGAAAACGGTTTTAAACCCACAGATACCACAGGCAAGGCAATTAACTTTATGATTATTCATAAACCGGCAGTGCTGCAGGTCGTTAAATTTGCTCTTCCTAAAATCTTTACCCCGGAAGAAAATCAGGATAAAGACGCATGGAAATTCCAATTCAGACTTTATCATGACGCTTTTGTTTACGATAACAAAGCTAAAGGTATTTACCTGCACGCACAGGCATAACGGAGGTAACTATGGAATTAAAAAAAGACGGTATCACGATTGTTGTGAATAGCGAATTTGATGCGGACCGGTTAAAACAAGCTGGCTATACCGAAGCTGCAAAGGACGTTAAGCCAAAAGCAGCGGTAAAGACTGGTTCTAAAACCGAAGCTGCAAAGGACGTTAAATGAGCATTCTTGAGAGAGTAAAAGCGTTGTTGGGTGTCACTACTGATACCCAAGACGCTTTTTTAAATGCCTTAATTGATGAAATGAGCCAGCGAGCGAAGAACTACTGCAACATTAGGGCAATCCCGGTCGAACTAGAGCCGGCAATAGCAAGAATGGTCGTAAATGTGTACTCCGAACAGTCGAAAGTATCAGAGATCAAAGAAGCTGATCGAAGTTTTAAGTTTGCGGAAATTACAAATAATGTATTTAACTCTGCCCTTAGCGACTTGCACGCTTTCAGGGTAATGTTTTAGCGAGGTGTGGCATGGTTGTTGATTTTTCTATCATTGGCGAAAAAATGAAAATATTTGATACTGATGAGATGGACGTTTGGCGCGACACCGTCAGCGAAAACCCCAACACTGGGGAAGTTACAGAAGCGACTGCAATGGTAGTTGAAAAGCAGCCGTGTCATATTTCTTACAAGATCAATGATAGGCCGGACACTGTAACCGCTGGTACAATGCCAGTTACACAGTTGATCAGGGTTGATTTTCCTGCTGGCGTTGACGTTAAAAACGGCGACTATGTAAAGCTGCGCAGAAAGTCAAACGGCGTTGCGTTCGCTGAAATCAATGGTTTTGTTGGTATGTTGAGTGCATATCCAGGGCGCAGTAATTTTTATCTACAGGTGCGAAAAGATGTTTGATTTTTCAGAGTTTGCAAGGTTTCAAAGCGATTTCGAACGCAAGTCAAAAATTCGTTCAGAAGTAGCTGAAAAGGTTCTCAAAAAAGAAGGTGCGGCTATACTTGCCAAAACAAAGCGGAGAACACCTGTTGATACAGGCGCGCTTCGTAATAGTTGGGAAATGACCTACAGCCAAAAAGGTCATGAACACAAAATTACCTTTAGCAATCCGCAGGACTATGCATCATACATCGAATTCGGCACTAAAAAAATAAAGCCATTCTACATGAATACAGTTCCGCTTAACAAGGGGCTTAAAACGGTAGAAAGGAAATACAAGCGGGAGCTAAAAAGGTTTTTCGTTGATTAGGGGGCGATTTGGCTGATTACGGCAGATTTATACAAAGACGCTATCGGCAAGACACTGTTTGATAAATTCGGCGTCAAGTGGTACAAGGAAAAGGCTGCTAAGCCTGTCTATCCTGCGTTTTACATAAACAACGCAAGTATAGCGGTTGAAAGGGATAATGTCGACAGGTGGTATTTGTTTTTTCTTACACACATCACCTACCGTCATGCTGCAGAACCCGCAACGGTAAAAAACATCAATAGCGTTTTAGACCAAATGGCCATTGACCTTCCGTCTGCGCTTGATTTGGTGCCAATAGACGGTGGACTGATTCGGCTAGAGAAAGACAGTTATGCCGAAAAAAACGAGGGTAACTTAGAATTTATTGGTAAATATTACATCAGGGTAAAAAAAGAAGTTGCAGAAGCATTGCAAATGCAGCTTGACCTGAAAATAACGTAAGGAGTGATAATATGGCAGGTGGCGTATGGTTAAGCCAAAACAAAGTTAGACCGGGCGCATACATCAATTTTAGGCAGGTAGCTAAGCCTTTGCTGACGGTTGGCGATAGAGGTATAGCAACAGTAGCATTGCCGCTTTCGTGGGGTCCTTCTGATGTCTTGATAGACGTAGAAAGCAGCGAGTTGCTTAATGGCGATAGCAGAGCGAAGTTAGGCTTTACGGCAGCAGATACCGCAGATAGTTTAGTCGCAAGATTAATTTTATCTAATTGTTACAGGTGTCTTTTTTATCGACTTGACAGTGGCGGTGTTCAAGCGAGCGGAACGATTAGCGGCTTCGCTGTTACTGCGAAATACCCCGGTAAGGCTGGTAATAAGATTACAGTTCAAATTAATAAAAACAAGGTAGATACTACTAAGTATAACTTCTTGACGTTCTGGGATGGGCTTCTCGTCCACAGCCAAGAGGTAAAAAGCAAAGATGAGGTGCAATCCAACGATTACATTGATGTAACAACTGATAGCGGGCAACTTAAAGAAGCAGCAGGTGTTACCCTGACTTCTGGCTCTGATGGTACTGTCAATGCTTCTACTGCTTATCCGGCGTATTTTGCACTGCTCGAAGTTGCAAAATGGCAAACTATGGCCATTATAACCGATGGCAGTACGATTAACGCTTTGGCTAAGACGTTTATTGAAAATCAGCGAGAGGACGAAGGCCGAGGTGTGCAGCTTTGCATTTATGATGACGCAAGCACTTACAACTATGAAGGTGTTATTGCAAGTGAGCAAAGCCTTGTTTTTGCAAATGAAACAGTGCCTAAAGAAATAGTCCCGGCATGGGTCGCTGGTATTACAGCAGGTGCGCAGATTAACCAGTCTAACACATATAAAGTTGTCGAAGGTGCAATCGGCTTTGCTCCGGAACACAAAGACAGCGTTATTAAAGAGAAGCTGAAATTAGGTAAATTCCTTTTCAGCACACGCCAGGACGGTAATATCGTAGTCGAAAAAGATATTAACACCTATCACCTTTTTGAGCCAGAAAAAGGTTATGTTTTCAGCAAAAACAGAGCAATTCGAGTAATGGACGAAATGAGAATGTCTATTCGGTCCGTTTGGGAAAACAACTACATCGGTAAGGTAACAAACAACAATAGAGGTCGTGCTATTTTCAAGGCTGACGTAGTTGCCTATATTACCGAATTACAACGGCTTGAAACTGTCGAAGCGTCTTATGATCCTGTTGAAAATACTATAGTAGAACGTGGCGTAAATGTCGATGCAGTCAGGGCGAACGTTAATAGGCTGCCGATATTGGATGCAATGGAAATTCTTTATCTGGATATTGAAGTTTTGGCATAAGGGGGATAACAAATGGAAAAATATATTCTGGGCGAGGATACAATCAGCGGCCGAGAAGGTAAAGTAATGGCTACTATTGATGGGAAGGTTTACGAACTTTTTGACCTTACCAAATTTACCGCTGATATTGAACTGGATACAACCGAAATTAAGCCTATAGGGATTCGGCATACTGAAACCAAAGTACACGGCATTAAAGGGACTGGTACTTTCAGCGGATATTATGTTTCAAGCAAATACCGCGATATTATTCTTGATTATTACAAGACAGGTAAAATGCCACAGTTTAAGGCTGTAGTCGTAAACGAGGACCCAGCGAGCAAGGCGGGCAGGCAAGAGATCATGATCGAGGGCATTACCATTACTAAATCGTCTTTCGGGATGCTTGATAACTCTGTCGGTGCATTAACCGAAGATGTACCCTTTAATTTCCGCTATGCAAAAATATTGAAAAAATTTGATGAGGTGATCTAATGAGTAAATTGACTGACTTTTTAGCAGGAAACGTTGTTGATAACCTGACAGCGGAAGTAGCAGTATCTAAACGCATTCCCGGTAAATTTAAAATTAAGGTTCTAGGCAATCAGGAACGTGAAGAATTATCGCAGAGAGCAACAATTAAAGGCGTTTATTCGGCAACAAAATTCGCTAAATTGGTAATTCTAAACTGCGTTTTAGAACCGGCATTAAATGACGCAACGCTCATGGAGAAAGTCGGTGCTAATACTCCCGAAGATGTTATTGAGAAATGTTTACTTGCGGGAGAGCAGGAAGAACTTTTCAAGGAAATTGTAAAACTTAGCGGGTTTGACAAAAATATTAATGAAAGCATTGAAACTGCAAAAAACTAATAAAGGAAGATCACGAAGCGGCGCTTTGTTTGGGCGCCGTTTTGCATTTGCGCTGGAAGCCGTCTGACTTCGCGAATCTTCCTCAAAACGAAAAAGCGTTTGTTATCGCCTGCTTGGGAGAATTGGCGAAAGCAAACGCTAAAAACAAGTAAGGACGGTGGACTATGGCAGATATTCACAATTCGATAATACTTGACGATCGCATGTCCAAGCCTATCGCTGACATTAACGCTCATATGCTGGAACTAAAGAAAAGCATGGAAAAAACAAATACTATGCTTGAAAGTATGGCGGGTAAAATGGGCGGCGTAAAAACTAAAAGCATTGCCCTCGGCAGTGCGATAGGCAATATGGCGGGTAATCTTGCGACAAAGTTGGCAGAACTACCGGGGCAGGCTCTAAGAATGGGCGATACCCTTATGTCTATGCGTGCGCGTATTGATAACATTAACGACGGGATGCAAACAACTGATGAGCTCATGGAAAAAGTGTACCAATCTTCTATGCGCTCTCGTAGTGCTTATGTAGATACAGCAGCTGTTGTCGCAAAATTAGGGTTGAATGCCGCTGATGCTTTCGGAAACTTTGATGAAATAGTTGGATTTGCCGAAACAATGAACAAGGCGTTTGTTGTCAGCGGGGCAAGTGCTTCAGAAATGCAAGCCGGCATGTACCAGTTGACGCAGGCTATGGCTTCAGGACGCTTACAGGGCGATGAGTTCAGAAGCATAAGCGAAAACGCACCTATGCTTGCTAATGCAATCGCCAAATTTACTGGTAAAAGCCGCGGCGAGCTGAAACAAATGTCTAGCGATGGCGAAATAACAGCGGACGTTATTAAAAAGGCGCTTACTTTCGCAGCGGACGACATAGAGGCAAAGTTTAAGAATATGCCGATAACATTCATGCAATCGCTTACCCGTATGGAAAACAAGGCTATAAGGTTTTTTTCGGATGACCTTACAAGTGTTAGCCATGTGGCGGCTAAAGGCATAATGTTTGTGAGTGAAAATATGTATGAACTCGCAATAGCTAGCGCTTATGTTGGTACAGTTGCGGCAGCTTATTTTGCCCCAGCATTATATAGTGCAGCTGGTGCGGCTTGGACTGCGGCCGCTGGATTTGCCGCTGCAAATTGGCCGCTTTTAGTAGGCGTTGGCATACTTTTCGCGCTTGCTGGGGCAATGTTAGAGTTCCCTGAACTTGCTGGAACTGTTGCAGGAGCTTTTGCAGCTATGGGGTCAGGAATTTACAACGTTTTAGTTGGAATATTAAATTTTTGGAAAGTTGTAATCAATGCCATAATTAGTGGCATTAATGTTATTCGCAAATTTAATGCTGAACGGTTAGGGCAAAAATATGTTGCGATAGAAATGATGCAAATGACAGACATGAAAGACCCCAACGAAGCCTTTAAAGAGGGGAAAACATGGGGTACTGAAGCTGCCAAAAATTTGGGCGAACGGCTTGATAAGCTAAAAAAGGGGATAATGGACCCTCAAAACAGGAACACATCACCAACCCAAAACGAAAACAAGGATAACAATGTCGACAAAGTTAAATCTGTAGGCAAGGTTAAAGACCCTATTAAAATTGACGATGAAAGTCTAAAGCTTATTAGAGATGTAGCCATGAAAAAATATCAGGTTAACTTCAAAACTGTGCAGCCTGTGTTCCGTTTGTCTTTTGGAGATATCAGGGAAACAATTGATATTGATAAAGCTGTTGAAAGGGTAGAAGCAAGAATCGTCGACCTTTACAACAGTAACTTGGTGGTGCCGAACAATGGTTAGTGAAGTTTTAATTTATTTTGTAGCGGATGGTAATTTTGTTCCGCTGTCGGTGAATCCCGAAATGCTACCTATTGAAAGAGAGGGGCGCAACGAAACAACTGACATAGTTGGTATAGGCGAGGTTAATTTACTTCGACTGCCTAAACTAAGAACCTGCACACTTGAAAGTTATTTCCCTGCTATGGGAGCGTTGGGCAGCTTTGGGGGGACGAAAGCTTATAACTGGCTGAAACGGTTGCAGGAAACAAAAAAACCGCTCAAACTCGTTGTAACGCGCTTAAACATATCAATGCTAATGACGATTGAAAGCTTAAAGCGTGAAACGAGAGGCGGCGAGCATGATGATATTTATTTTTCCATTGAACTAAAAGAATATAAGCAGTACGGCATTGCAAAGCTGCAAAGGGACGCACAGGGGAACATTGTAGACGGGGTAAGCAAACGGACTGATGTCGATACCCTTATCGGCAATAACCCGGTTGCGTCGCTTACGCAGCCTTTGAAAAGCGATGATACTTTGTGGACAGTCGCTAGTAAATACTTGGGTGACGGTAGTCGATGGCTTGAAATATTAGCCTTAAACCCTGCGTTGGGCGACGGACTAGGGACTTTGCTTGGCGTAACGCTAAACCTGCCTAAAAACGTGGAGAAAACGCTATGAAGCTAAGCGCGGTTTTAACTAATTCAAAAACAAAAGAAAGCTGGGATATCTCAACAGTCATTAGCGAAATTACTTTTAAAACGGCATTGGATGATCAGCCGGGGACATTAACTTTTACTTGCGTTGATGTGAACCAGGCTAACCTATTTGCGGAAGGTAGTGTTATTGACATAGGCATAGACGGCAAAGGCTTGTTTTTGGGGTATCTGTTCAAAACGGAAACAGATAGCTACAACAATGTGAAAGTAACTGCTTATGACCAAATGCGCTATCTGAAAAACAAGGATTTTTATATCATCGACGGCGGGCAAACGCTCAATGATGTTTTCACAAACTGCTGCAATAAATTTCAGTTAAAAAGCAGTGTTATTGCTGGTTCTGAAACTATTGTCAGCGATAAAATTCATAATGACAAAACTATCTACGAAATAATACAGTATGCCGTTGATGACGTGCTTGTTAAAACTCAAAAATATTACGTTGTGAGGGATAACTACGGCACTTTGGAACTTGTCGACATGGAAAAGCTAGTAACTGACTATGTGATAGGCGATAGCTCGGCTATGAGCGAATATACGCACAGCAGAAGCATTGATGAAGCTTGCAATGTTGTTAAGCTGATCTGGGGTGACAAAGACGCAAAAACGCCTAAAATAACAGTTGCTGATGATGAAAAAAATGTTGAGCAATGGGGTATATTGCAGCATTACGAAGTTGTTAACGAAGGAATGAACGAAGCGCAAATTACAGAAAGGGCGAATGACCTTTTGTTTTTGCTTAATCGTGTTGAGCAGACAATGAAGTTAACTGTTGTGGCAGATGAAACAACATATACCAGCCTGTTGGAATTAAGAGCCGGCAGCGGGTTTAGAATACGGTTTAACAGTGCGTTAACCGGCAAGGTAGATCAGACTGTATATGTTATTAGCTGTGATACATCAATAACTGATGGCGTTGTGTCAAGCAGTATGGAGGTGAGTATGCCGGAATGATTGGTAACAAGCTGTTAAATATAATTATGGATGGGAAAGTTCCGCCGCAGGAACGGACGGCAATAGTTTTCGCTAAAATCATAACGGTTAACCCTGTTTCGATAAAAGTTGAGGGACAGAAAGAGCCTATCCCTTCGAAGTTTATTTATGTAAGCAACTTCTGCAAGCGTCACTTTCACCCTAATAAGCATAAGCATACAGGCTGCTATAACCCTTTAACTGGCTACGAAACAGAAGACATTGAAGAATTTAGAGCAATTAAGCCGGGGGATAAGGTCGTTTGCATTAGATCTAACGGCGGTCAATTTTACTATTTGCTTGAACGAATTGATACGGAGGGTTTTGCATGATACCTACGTGGATAAAAACTGAACAAATAGCGACTAAGGTAGTAAAGCAGCCAAGTAAGACTTATCACCTTGATTTGCAGCGTGGACGCATAGTTGGCTTTGTTGACGGCTACGAGGCGATAAAGCAGGCAATAATAAAAATAATGCTTACTGAAAAATACGCCTATGTTATTTATGATCACTATTACGGAGTTGGACTTGAACAGTATATAGGAAAAGATATAAGCTTCGTGGTAGCTGATTTAGGGTCAACAATCGAAAATGCGCTGTTGTATGATAATCGGATACTTGCGGTAAATGACATAGAAATTACCAGGGGAAGTAATATTGATGGGCTGCGTGTAAAGTATTCGGTGGAAACAGTAGACGGTGTATTAAGCGGAGAACAGGAGGTGAAAATGATTGGCTAATATTATTGATGAGCTAAAAGTAAAAACATACTCATATTTTATGAAAAAGGCTCTTGACCTTGTTGAAAGTGAAATCGACAAACGCCAAGGGTCTATTATTTATGACGCTCTTGCGCCCTCTATGGCTACACTGGCGCAGTTATATGTCGACTTACAGTTATACTATGAAAACACATATCTCTTGACCGCAAAGGGGAAATCTCTTGATAACCGCTGCGCAGACTTTGGAATAGACAGAGAGCTTGCAACACCTGCCTACCGCAAGGTTACCATGAAAGATAGTGAAGGGCAGAAGGTTGATGTGCCGCTTGGCATTAGATTAAGCACCGAGGACGAAGCCGCCCCAGTGTTTTTTGTTGTAAGACACCGAACTGCTAAAGGTGAATATGTTGCAGTGTGCGAAACCGTCGGGGTTGTCGGAAATATTTATACAGGATACATGCTACCTGTCAACAATATAGCGGCTCTTGGCAGCGCATACATGGACACTATTATAACCCCTGGGCAAGACGACGAAACAGACGATGCATTGAGAAACAGAACAATTGAATGGTTGCGCAATAAGCCTTATGGCGGTAACGTTGCTCATTATAAAATATGGGCGCAGGCGATAGCGGGGGTTGGTGCGGTGCAGGTTTACCCGGTGTGGAATGGTGGGGGGACGGTGAAGGTATCAGTTATCGACAGCGAATATAAGCCTGCTACAAGCGAGTTTATGCAGCAGATAAAGGAATACTTTGACCCTACAGAACAAACTGGGCAGGGGCTCGGCATTGCTCCCATAGACCACACTGTTACAATATCCACGCCGGAAGAGGTGACTATAAACATAGTAGCAAACGTTACCCTGAAAAGCGAAGTTAGCGGAGAGCAAATAAAACCTTTTATTCAAGCGTCAATTGAAAAATACTTTTTAGAAGTTAAACAAAAGTGGGGCGACAACGACGCACTGAATAACTATCAAGTCGGCGTTTACATCGCTAGAATTATCGGCGCAGTGATTAGCGTTGAGAATGTTATAAATGTGCAGTCTGTAACATTAAATGGCGGCAATGCTGACATTTTGCTTGAAGAAAGCGGAACGAAACAGCAAATACCCAAATTGGGGGCGGTGACTGTTAATGCGATTACTTAAAAAATATTTGCCCTCACTATATAGGGAAAACAAAGAAATGGAAGGGCTGATGAATGCTGAACAGTCTATCTACGACGAAGCCGAAACCGATATCAAGTTTGCTTTTTCTCGTCAGTTTGTTGTGACGGCTGATGAAAAGGGTGTTGAACAATACGAAAAGATTCTTGGCATAATGCCGACGGCTACAGATAGCTTGGAATTTCGCAAGCGACACGTTATAACAAGGCTTTCAACAACTCCGCCGTATACGCTGAATTATTTAAAACAGCAGCTTACAATGATATTTGGAGCTGATAATTTTAATGCATGGGTGGACTACGGAAAGCGAGAACTTTATGTTGATAGTTTTATTAATAACATTAGTTTATTTTTTGAGTTTGAAACATTCATTGCAAAAGTAAAGCCTGCAAATATGATTTATATCTACAGATCGCTGGTCCTGCCAAAAGTAGGCGTGAGCAGTCGCTATTTAGCTGGTTGGGGCAAGTGGAACTACAAGCTTGATGGAACGTGGAATCTCGGTGCTAAACCGTTCTATTCCGACGATACAACAGAAGAGTGGAACTACAAGCTTGATGGAACGTGGAATCTCGGTGCTAAACCGTTTGCTACTTATTATCTGGGGGAAATTAAAATGAACAATCAATCGTCAGTAACTCCGTTTACGCTGAATTATTCAGCATCTAAGCTAAAGGAGATTATAACTAAAGTTGTAATCAACAATACAATTACAGTAAATTCAAGTGATTTTTTAAACTTCAATGTTTCCGGTGGCAGGATAACATTTGACGTTTTAGTGGAAACTGCAAATATTTTGATAGAAAACGTGAAAATTCACGCAGGGGAAAATATTATCGACGATGCAACGCTGGCGGTAAAATCGGGTGAAAATGCTCGAATAAGGTTTGAAATAGAATACAAGGAGGCTTTTTGATGAAAGAAGTAACTTATAACAGCTCGCTCCTGAAAGACAGTTGGAACTCTAACGACACTGTACATCCTAATAATTTTAATGAATTGAGTGGAGCGGTTAAAAAGGTTGTTGCGAACGCAAATGATCTTGCCCACAATTATTTACAGCAAGGCAAGCAATATGTGGTGGGGGATATTGTTTATAGCAAAAATTTAAATAAGGGACGCTATTTACTTTGCACTCAAGGCGGTACTACCGGGGATAGCGAACCACAATTGATCAATAAAAACGTAGGTGAAACTGTAACGCACGGCAGTGTTGTATGGACGGTACAAAATATCAGAACTACCGCTTTAGATTCATATCCTGTAGGCAGTATATATATGTCTGTAAATTCGACATCGCCTGCAGATCTTTTTGGCGGTACGTGGGAGGCAATGCCGGCAGGACGTGTTTTGCTGGCACAGGGCACATCAGAATGGGGCGTAGAATACCAAGCTGGCAGTACCGGTGGCGAACACGAACATCAGTTATCTGTCGGAGAACTTCCAAGTCATAGCCACAATGTAACGGTTAGTACAAGCGGAAATCACGCGCATACTTTTACT